GCTCATGCTTACGACGGAGGAACAAAAAACATGGACCTTGAAGCACTCAGGGAAATCAGAAGGGCACACGGCACGATGGTGTAGAAGTGCTGTCTGTGGATCTGCACCTTTTATCCCAGACTCTGAATTTGAAGGGGAAAACTGCGAATTAACTTGTAACATTATCAAAGATTAAAATGAAAAGAGAAATGATTGATGCACTTAAAGCAAGTGCTATTGGAAATATTAAGAGAGCCAAGATGAATGTCGAGGTTTATTTTAAAAGTCCTGTTGGTATTGGTGAGCACCCAGATATTATGAGTGCTATTCAAGATCAAATTGATTTGATTGCAAAAGAACAAGAACGTATTGACGTTTTAGAAAAATACTTTGATGATATATAGAGTGTAATCGCTATATTATCCATGCTGGCATTTTTATTACCACTGGCATCAAAAATTATTACAGACGCTGTTTCCAAAGTCCCAGAAAATGAAGAACTGGGTGAGAAAATGGTTGAGATCTGTCTTGTTATTCTTTCTAAGGCAGTTAAGTTGACTAAGACTGATATGGATGATCAACTTCTTGAAGTTGTCACCAAGGCTATCAAAACTCGCGAGGGTGAGTAATCTTATAAATATCTTTATAGAAAATCTTATTCAGGAAAAGACATGGCTCTTTGGGGAGATAGGGATAACTTTGCAAACGTCGCGGTAGGCGTTGCGACAGTTGATCTTGCTAACAATACAATCGAAATTCAACCAGGACCCTTTGCAGCAGGTGTTGGTACGGACACTCCAATTATTAAATTGGGTCTAGGAACCACGTGTGGTTTCGCTCAGATCGTCAGTATCGCAAGTACCACTACATGTGGCATTGCTCATACTAATGCAATCATTATGAATTCAAACTACACTGTTGCTGGTGTAGCATATTCATTGACGCAGATGGCCACCTATCTGGATGAGGATCCAGCTGCTGTGAGTCAGATTCACCATAGCTTGGTTGATCTAGCTGGTTCTAGTGTTGGTATCTCTTCTACCAGATACTTTGGTGTTGGGTCTACTGCCATGGCAAATGAATATGAAGATTTTGTAAATGGTAATTTGGGTCTTGCCCTGACCTCTAAGTTCCGTCCTGCTCACTCTGGTTGGGTTGGTGTTCAGACTTATACTGACAACCATGGTAATTTCAGAGTTAAGACTGAGGTTCTAGTTGCAATGTCTGGTATTCAGACTGGTAATGAACCATTCCCGAATTATAAAGCATAATGTCGCATGATATTCCGTGAATTAAATGATGACAACTTCATGCTTTTCGCAATTCGTCATTATGAAAACCCACATTCTGTAACAAAAGAAGATTTTCTAGACGATTTAAAGCGTTTTAAATATGTCAAACGACTACTAAAACGCTTTAAGAATACTGGGGTATTAAAATCGCATCTTCTAGTCAATCATTTCATCATTCTTTTTAATATTTTTGGTGAAGCTACTGTTCCCCTCTTGTTTTATAAGATTGATAAGGAACTTTGGCCTACAATGAAATCTTTTTTATTATTTTTAAATAGATTCCCAGAAACTCCTAAGAGTTATATACATGATATTCACGTAGACCTAGAATGTTTTAGACTTCTTCAAATAGAATATGAACAAGGACAGAATTCTAAGTAAAATACTATCGT